AAGATCGTGACGAAAAGAATAAGTGGCGCAAGTGTGTTAGTTGTGGTAATTCAAGTAAGGACACGTGGTGTGGGTTCTGTCTGGAGGAAGAGTAAATGATAAACAGTGAATGGAAACGCTTGATGAAAGAGCCGGAAGACTTTAAGGGTAGCGTAGTAGCTGAACATACAGCAGACATCGTGAATGAACCTAAGCATTATGCACGGTGGAAGATAGAACCCATCACATACATCATGCGTAATGGCTTTGAGTTCTGGCGTGGTAACATTGTTAAGTATGCCAGTCGTGCAGGGTACAAGATGTACGAGGGTAAGACGCAAGTAGAAAGCGAGATCATTGACTTAGAGAAAGTTCAACGCTATTGTCAAATGCGTATCAATCAACTTAATGGAGAGGAGAAGCTATGATACCTGTAGGACAACTAAGACTGTTACTCACTAAGGCTGGGCTAGAGTATGTCATCACCCGTGTCGAAGGTAATGTAGCACACGTCAACATTCTCGTAGCGGGGGTTGAGAAGGATGTACACAGTTGAGTTTAATCACAGCACCACAACCATAATAAGCATGGATGATAACGCTGAGTTCAATGACATCGAAATGACCTTGGCTGACAATGGCTCAGTATTCTTAGCTCAGTACGATGATGAAGCTGGTAGCTCTGATATGATTATGATAAGTCATCAACAGTTGATGGATGTAGTAGCTTCGATGGATAGTACCGAAGGTCTGTTTAGATTAGAGATCAGGAGAGACTGATGGAAATTTGGGTAGGAGTTTTCATGTATCTCCTAGGGGTAATGCTTGTACTTGGGTTAGTAGAACCCATAGATGATGAGCACGAAAATGCCCCAGTAAAACTAGCCTTGACATGGCCGATAGTTTCTGTCATGTATATCTGGGCAATGCTTATGGATTTTTATTATGGCGACGAACGATAACCCACACTTAGCTTGTCCGTATCAAGACTGCGGATCAAGTGACGCATTTAATTGGAATGATGATGGCTTTGGTCATTGTCACTCTTGCAGTAGAGCTTACCCAGAGAAGGGCATGCCAGCAACCTTCGAATGGGCAGCGACAGAGTATCCACTTAGGGAGAGGAGAAACCCGATGGACATAGAAGTTAAGGGTATGACATACAATGGTATCAGAGGTATAGATGCTGATGTATGTCAGATGTACGGCATACAGTTACAGCTGGGTGTTGATGGCAAGCCTGTCAGGTATGCCTATAAGTACCCGCACACAATTAAGTACAGGATGTATAACGACAAGTCTAAGTCATGGGTCAAAGACCGTGGCCTAGGTATGAACATGCTGTTCGGACCAGAGTTCAATGCTGGTTCAAGCAATCGCATATACATTACAGAAGGTGAGTTCGATGCAGCTAGTCTCTACCAGATACTAGGCAAGACATTCCCTGTGAAGTCTCTACCTAGTGCATCAATTGGTGAGAAGTTTATTAAGCACAACCATGCTTATCTGTCTTCGTTCAAAGAGCTAGTGTACGCAGGTGAGTTAGACGATGCTGGTCGTAGGGCTGCAGACAAACTGTATCAGGCCTTCCCAGATAAATTTTATTATGTACCTATGTCTAAGTACAAGGATGCTAATGAGTTCCTTGAGGCAGGTGCAGGTGATGACCTGATGTGGGCTGCGAGAAAGCCACAGAGGTACTCACCAGAGAATTTCTTCTGCTCTGATGCAGATGTAGAAGCAGCTATCCTTACAGAAAACCCTTACGAGTATGTGCCCACTGGTCACGCTGGCCTTGACGATAAGATCAGGGGCATGGTTAAGGGAGGTCTTACCTTTATCAAAGCTCCTCGTGGTATGGGTAAGACCGAAGTTGTTCGGTTCTTTGAGACTAACCTGTTGCGTGATGAGAACACACGCATAGCCCTTCTGCATATGGAAGAGATGAAGTCTACAACTTACCGTGCTATGGCAACCTACAAGCTAGGTGTCAATGTCAGAACTAAAGACGATGCTAAGGAGTCTGGCATCAGTGAAGCAGATGTAATCAAGGCTGCACAGGATGCAACTCAAGGTGAACGCACTATCATCTTTGAGATGCGTAGCCACGATGACCCATTGAAGTTACTTGATTATGTAAGACTGTCTGCATCTGTGTACGGTGCAGGTTTCATCTTCATTGACCACGTTCAACGTCTAGCTTACCTATCTAACACTGGTGTTGACGGGGCAACCAGTACACTCACCACACTAGGCTCACGTATGGCCCAGTTAGCTAAGGAGTTGAACATAGGTGTGGTATTCATATCACAGGTAAATGATGATGGTAGAACAAAGTATGCTGCATCACTTGAAGAAGAAGCAATCATCTGTATAAAGCTGGAACGTGATGTTGAGTCTGAGGATGAGATACTTCAAAACACTACGTCATTCTTTATTGACAAGAACAGACCGTTCGCTAAGTTAGGTCACGCAGGATCACTTTACTACGATCCAGAGACAACCATCCTTACAGAGGATGCACCATATGAGGGGAGTGTAAGAGCCGCATGATAGTCTTTGATGTAGAAGCTGACAATCTTTTGGAAGATGCCACAAAGATACACTGCCTGTCTTATACATCCGATGGTGAGAATTACCATACTATCTTTGACTACGATGATATGCGCAAGCTAATCCTAAATGAAAAGGGTTTGATTGGACATAACATTATACGCTACGATGCTCCCCTTCTGGAAAAGATCTTAGGTATCAAGATCAAAGCAAGGTTATTTGACACCTTGCCTATGTCTTGGGTTCTTAACTACAACAGACCTAAGCATGGACTTGAGTCCTTTGGTGAGGACTTTGGTATTGAGAAGCCTAAGGTAGATGATTGGGAGAATCTTTCTAAAGAAGTATACGCACACCGTTGCGTAGAAGATGTAAAGATTAACTGGGCGCTGTGGAAAAATCTTTTGGGTAGGTTCTTATATATCTATGACAACGATAAGAAGTTACTCGACAAGTTCTTCCGCTACTTGGAGTTTAAGATTAACTGCGCAGGTGCAGCTGAGTTATCTGGCTGGAAGCTTGACGTTGATCTTGCTAGTCACTGTGTTGATACACTAACTTCAGAGCAAGCAAATAAAGTAGATGAACTTATCTCCGTGATGCCTAAGCGTAGGGTAACATCAGTAAAGACAAAGCCAAAGGTTTGTTTCAAACAGGATGGAAGTGTGTCCTCACATGGTGAGCGGTGGTTCAACTTACTAAAAGAACATAACCTACCTCCACACTATGATGGTGAGGTTACAGTTACAAAGAGTTGGGATAAACCTAACCCAAATTCCTCTGACCAAGTTAAGGATTGGTTATTTTCCTTGGGTTGGAAGCCATGTACTTTTAAGTACGATAAGAATAAGGAGACAGGAGAAGAAAGAAAGATACCCCAAGTCCGTAAAAACGGTGAGCTAACTCAATCAGTCAAACTCCTCATTGATATTGACCCAGCTGTTGCCGTACTAGAAGGTCTGACTATCATCCAGCACAGACTTTCAATCTTCAAAGGTTTTCTTGAGTGTGAACGTGATGGTTACGTTAAGGCAGAGATTGATGGCCTAACGAATACGCTTCGATTCAAACACAAGAAACCTTTGGTTAACCTACCGGGTGTTGATAAACCTTGGGGTAAAGAGGTACGTGGTTGCCTCATAGCTCCAGAGGGATACACATTGTGTGGTGCTGACATGACCTCACTTGAGGACACAACTAAGCGTCACTATATGCAACCCTATGATCCCGCCTACGTATTGGAGATGTCTCAGGAAGGATTTGATCCACACTTAGACTTAGCTAAACATGCAGGTAGAATCAGTCAGAAAGATATTGACGACTACAATGCTGGCAACAGACCTGACATCAAGAGCCTGCGTAAGAACTTCAAGGTGGTAAACTACTCTGCTACCTATGGAGTTGGGTCACCCAAGCTGTCACGAGAGACTGGTATGCACATCGGTGAGGCTCAAGCATTGCTCGATGCCTATTGGGAACGCAACTGGTCAGTCAAAGCATTTGCTGAGAGTCAGCATATACGAAAGATCAACGGTGAGATGTGGGTACAGAATCCAGTGAGTAAGTTCTGGCATAGCCTACGTTATGAGAAGGATGTATTCTCTACACTAAACCAATCAACCGGAGCTTACTGCTTTGATAGATGGGTCGCAAACTACAGACTCAAGCGCCCTAGTATCATTGGTCAGTTCCATGATGAATCAATAAACTTAGTTAAAAAAGGAGAAGAAGATGAGCACACGAGTGTTTTAAAGTGGGCAATAAAAAAACTTAACCAAGACTTGAAATTAAATGTTGACCTAGGTATTGATGTACAGTATGGTCAAAAGTACAGTGACGTCCATTAGGAGATATAGATATGGCTACACGTAAAGTTCAACTTGTTGGGATTGCAGAATGGGCAAAGGTATTTGCAAGCAATCGTGATATGTATGGTTACAAACCAACACCAGCTGCCGAAGGCAACTATGAAAAATTCAACGGTGCTTGCACCCTTAACGTAATTCTTGACGGCCCTAACCTAGAGGCACTCCAATCATCAGGCGCACAGAAGCCAACGAAACAGGATGCAGAAGGTAGGGGAACGGTTGTCAAGTTTGACCGTAAGTTTGATACAGGACAGGCGTACTCCAGTGGTGCACCTGTAGTGACTCATGCTGACGGTACTCCCTGGGATATGAATGTAGATGGTTTGATTGGTAATGGCTCTACTGTAGAGATCGTTGCTACCGTCTACGACATTCCTAAGTATGGCAAGGTTGGTACTCGACTTGACTCAGTGAAGGTACTTGACCATGTTAGTTCACCAGTAGATGATGTAGAGGTATTCTCAGCGTCAAGTAAACCTGCGGCAGTTTCGTCACCCGCTAGCGTACAACAAACAGAAGACGAAGTAATGTTCTAAACTATGGCCCCCTTCGGGGGGCTACTTTTTAAGGAGAGAATATGAAAAAGATTGATACGCTAATCCCAGACCTAGAGGAAGTTATCTACGGCAGAGGTGGTTGGAACGCTGCTCTCGGCACAATGATGGGCGAAGCTATTGCTAGCTCTGCCAATGCACGGTTCAGTAAACCTCAAGAACCAAGGGGCTATCTTTCTTTGTCGTCCATTGGTACTCCCTGTAAACGTAAGCTCTGGTATAGAATAAATAAACCCACCACCAGTGAGCCTTTAAGTGCCAGTATGTTGCTGAGGTTTTTCTATGGTGACATGATTGAGGAACTAATTCTTCATATGGTAATGGCGTCAGGTCATTCAGTTGAGGGTATGCAAGAACGTATGAATGTTCATGGTATCCGTGGTCATAGAGATGCAGTTATTGATGGTATGACAGTTGATGTTAAGTCAGCCAGTCCATACTCGTTTAAGAAGTTTAAGAACGGTGAGCTTAGAGAGAATGACCCCTTTGGTTATATCTCTCAACTCTCCTCCTATGTTTATGCAGCTAAAGATGACCCGCTTGTCACCGATAAAACAACCGGAGCATTCTTAGTTATTGATAAGGTAAGTGGAGAGGTTTGTTTAGATGTCTATGACTTTACTGAAGAGCTTAAAACTAAAGAGCAAGAGATGCTTGCAGCAAAAACTATGGTTGCAGGGGACATACCAGTTGACCGTATACCACCCGTACCTGCCAGCAAGTCTAGTCCTAATATGAAGCTAGATAAGTCCTGCACTTTCTGCGACTATAAGAAAGAGTGCTGGCCTACTGTCCGTATGTTCCAGTATTCTTATGGTATTGAATACCTTACCCATGTCGAGAAGGTTCCTCAGGTTGAGGAAATCATAAATGACTAGGGCAGCTAAGGCTAAGGGTAGAACAGGACAACAAGAAGTCAGGGACAAACTACTGGAAACATTCCCCGAGTTTGAGCCTGATGATATTAAGTCAACAACTATGGGTGACACTGGAGAAGATATTCAGTTGTCACCTGCAGCTAGAAAGAAACTACCCATTACTATCGAAGTAAAGCGTAGAAAATCTTCTTTAAAAACTGTATATGGGTACTTGGAACAGGCAAGTAAACATGCTAAGGGTGAGCCAGTAGTATTCTTTAGGTCTGATCGGATGCCTTGGGTAGTTATGATTGGTATGGATCACTACATGGAACTCTTAAGGAATTGGAAAGATAAAGATGGAGATTAAAATTTGGGGCATTACAGCAGGTCCAATTGCTGTAGATGATTTCGATGAGGGCTATGATGTGCCAGAGGGATCTACACATTACATGGTTTGTACTGTTGAGATTGACGGTGAACTAGAAGAAGATAATTTCTGGTTCGAAGATTTCAATGATGCCTACGAGTGGGTCAAGTATTTTAGTAAGACTGCAGAGCCACTGCTACTTGACATGGGTAGTGACCCTAGGTATAACTAGGAGTTTCCGCTGTGATATTTCAAGTAAACTTAACCATAGCCGTAGATGAAGCAGCCAACTTCTTGGAAGCCTTCGGAAACAATGCAGAGGTAATAGCAGAACAGGTACAGTATGCTCTGTATGATATTGACGACATACGTGTAATAGAATGTGAGGTAATGAATGATTAATGAAACAGACTTAGAGGCTTGGGGCTACTATAAAGATAGTTCTTTATACAAAGACATGACACTTAGCTCCTACCAAAAGGCTGCTGCTGGCACTGCAATATACGACACCCAACACTCTATTATCTACCCCGCATTAGGCCTATCAGGAGAGGCTGGTGAGGTAGCAAATAAAGTTAAGAAAATCTTACGTGATGGTAAGATGGACAAGACTGCACTTGCAGCAGAAGTAGGTGACTGCCTGTGGTACATAGCTGCCCTCTGTCGTGACCTTAACTTGGATATGGGCGACTTAGCAAAGGCTAACTTAGAAAAATTATACGGACGCAAACAACGTGGTACACTGCAAGGCAGTGGAGATAAAAGATAGGACATGCATATGAGTAACCAATTACCTACCGACTACCAAGCATTTATTCACAAGTCACGTTATGCCAAGTACTACGATGGCTCTGGACGTGAGTCATGGGGTGACACGGTATCAAGATTTACTGAGAACATTATCGGCAACTTAGTTGACGTGGATACTAAGAAGCAACTTGAGTTGGCTATACTTAACCTAGATGTCATGCCATCTATGCGAGCACTAATGACAGCTGGTCCCGCTGCGACACGAGACAATACCTGCATGTATAACTGCAGTTACTTACCCGTAGATGACCTTAAGTCCTTCGATGAGGCTATGTTTATTCTCCTGTGCGGTACTGGTGTGGGCTTCAGTGTCGAGAGACAGTTCATCAGCCAGCTCCCAGAAGTTCCTAAGCTCTTCGAGAGTGACACGACTATTGTCGTCAAGGATAGTAAGGAGGGGTGGGCTAAGTCTTTCCGTCAATTGATTGCACTCCTTTATAGTGGTGAGATTGCTAAGTGGGATGTCTCAAAAGTAAGACCTGCAGGTGCACCTCTCAAGACTTTCGGTGGCAGAGCTTCTGGTCCAGCTCCATTGGTAGACTTGTTTAACTTTGTGATTAAGACATTCAAAGATGCAGAAGGGCGTAAGCTTTCCTCAATGGAATGTCACGACATCATGTGTAAGATTGGTGAAGTAGTTGTAGTTGGTGGTGTCCGTAGGTCAGCTATGATCTCATTGAGTAATCTATCTGATGATCGGATGCGCCACGCCAAGTCCGGTAGTTGGTGGGAGAATGACCCTCAACGTGCACTAGCTAACAACTCTGTTAGTTACACTGAGAAGCCTGATAGTTTATCTTTCATGCGAGAGTGGATGGCACTTGTTGAATCAGGTTCAGGTGAACGTGGTATCTTCAATCGTCAAGCATCTAAAGCTCAAGCTGCTAAGAATGGTAGACGTGATCCTAACTACGACTTCGGGACCAACCCTTGCAGTGAGATAATTTTACGACCGAATCAGTTCTGCAATCTAACAGAAGTAGTTGTACGTGCTACAGATACACTTGAATCTCTATCAGAGAAGGTTAGATTGGCTACTATCTTAGGAACTATTCAGTCT